TGACTGCAACTGCCGGTCAGACGGGCGAGTTGCTGCGAGTCGTCAATTGGATTCAATCTGCGTGGATGAGCATCCAGACTGCGCAGCCCAACTGGCGTTGGATGCGCAAGTCGGCCACCATCATAACCGTTGCCGGACAGTCTGGCGGTTACACTGCGACTGATGCCGACGTGGCGACATGGTGCCTCGACACGGCACGGAATTACCCGACAGCGACGGGCAACATCGCTGAAGTTTTTATGGACTTCGTTGAATACGACGACTTCCGTAATGCATATCTGTACGGCGCGTTGCGTACTGCACAATCACGGCCGATGGTCTTCACGATCGAGCCGGCAAACACGCTGGCATTCGGCCCGGTGTCCGATGGCAACTACACCGTGACAAACGACTATTTCCACCGCGCGCTTGAGCTTGCTGACGACGCGACCGAGCCGGGTATGCCCGAGCGGTTCCACATGGCAATCGTGTGGCGTGCGCTGATGCTGTATGGCGGATATGAGGCGGCCAGCGAGGCATACACGCGCGGCCAGAATGAATTTAGCGTCCTGCAGTCGATGCTCGAAGTTGATCAACTGCCGATGATTCGCATGGGCGGGCCTCTCGCATGAAACCAATGGACATGCCGCGCGTGATGTACGAGATGATCGCCCTGAAGGGCGGCCTCGATCTTGTCACGCCAACGCTGTCTTTGAAGCCCGGTGTCGCTCGCAATGCACTTAACTTTGAGTGCAATACGACAGGTGGTTACACTCGAATTGGCGGGTATGAGCGCTTCGATGGTCATCCGTCGCCATCGGCTGCGGTCTATTCGATTCTGTCGGTAACGATGTCTGCTGCGGTTTCGCTTGGCGACATCATCAACGGTCAGTCATCAGGTACTACCGGCGTGCTTATTGCTACACCGACAGGCCAGCTTGTGCTGACCGCCGTGACTGGCGCATTCACCGATGGTGAGAACCTGCGCGTCGGAGTTGCAGTTGTTGCAGTGTGCAACAGTACGCTCGGTCAGACTGGAATAGCCTCGCTATCTGCCGCGTATAGCGCGCTGGCGGCAAAAAGCTACCGCGCTGCAATCTCGCGGCCGACAGGGTCAGGTCCGGTACGCGGTGTCGTGCAGTATGAAGGCACCGTCTATGCGTTCCGAAATAACGCGGGTGGAACCGCCGTTGATATCTGGAAAGCGAGTATTTCCGGATGGGTCGCTGTGCCGCTCTACAAGACAGTCAGCTTTACGCTTGGCGGAACAGCAACACCTGCTGACGGTGAGACGCTGACACAAGGCGCTGTGACCGCTACGGTCAAGCGTGTGTGCAAGCAGTCCGGCGCGTGGTCAGGAACGGCCGCTGGCACGTTCGTTATCACCACACCGAGCGGTGGTGGCGGAAACTTCGCGGCCGGCGCTGCGACGCTATCTGGCACCGCCACGGTGACACTATCTGGTGTGCAGACCGACATCGTGCTGGCTCCGAGCGGTCATTTTGAATTCGTAGCAGGTAACTTCGGTGGAACGACAGGTGCTACTCGTATCTACGGATGCGATGGGATCAATAAGGCCTTCGAGTTCGATGGTGATGTGTTGGCACCGATCACCACAGGGATGCCGACCGACACGCCGAAGCATATTGCGGTGTTCAAGAATCATCTGATCATGTCGTTTGTAGCGAGCCTGCAGATAAGCGGTATCGGCGCTCCGTTTGCATGGACTGCGATTCTTGGTGCGGCTGAAATATCAGCCGGTGAGCGGATCACAAACCTGATCCTGTTGCCCGGCTCGCAAAGCGGCGGGGCGTTGCTGGTGCAGACCCGAAACAACACGCTCATCATGTACGGATCGTCGACGGCCGACTTCAACCTCGTCACGTACAACAATGGCGTCGGTGCGCTGGACTATACGGCAGCCAACATGGCCGGTGTCTATTCACTGGATGATCGCGGTGTCATGGGGCTTAACGCCACGCTGGCTTACGGCAATTTTGATCAGGCGTCATTGTCTGCAAACATCCGCCCGTTCATTGTCAGCAACCGCCAGTTTGCGCAGGCGTGTTGCGTCAATCGCGAGCGCAGCCAGTATCGGTTATTTTTCTCAAACGGGTACGGGCTTTACACGACAATCATAAATGACAAGTTCATAGGCGCGTTACCTGTCTATTTTCCCGATCCGGTATTTTGCGTGTGGGAGGGTGAGGACAGCAGCGGCAACGAGGTGACGTATTACGGGTCGAACGACGGGTACGTACATCAGCTTGATGTTGGAACCAGCTTTGACGGTGTTGCGGTCAATTCGTACATCACGTTGAACTACGATGTAATACGCGGGCCGCGTATCCTCAAGCGCTATCGCAAGGCGTCTGCTGAGATTACCGGCTCGACCTACGCACCACTGTCTGTCAGCTATTCGCTCGGCTACGGCCGGGACGACATTGCACTGCAGGCAACAGTCAGCTATGCGTCAAACTTTTCAGTTTCGCAATGGGACAGCGGTGTGTTGTGGGATGGCGGGCTTGTATGGGACGGCCGTTCGTTGATGCCTAGCGAGATTGAGTTGATGGGCACCGCAGAAAATATTGCGCTGACGTTCTCAAACAACACAGACTATACCGGGCAATTCACGCTAAACAGTCTCATCATTCACTACACGCCGAGACGAGGGTTACGATAATGTCAAACGATTTCTTCAATGCAAGCGGAACCCCTGCGCAGGCGAGCAGTATCGTTTCACCTAACATGCGCGCCGAATTTACAGCCATTGCTGCAGGCTTTGACAAGCTGCCGACATTGACAGGTAATGCGTATGAAATAACGTATATCAACGCATCCGGCACTGCAATGGCTTCGGTAGGTGGTGATGGGTTGTTGCTTGTTAGCACGACAGGTATTCCGACTGTCGCTGTTGCAGGAACCGGCTATACGAATCTCGCCGTGTTGTCGGCAGCAACGGCGGCTGTACCGAACGATGCCGATCTGATGCCGGTAGTCGATACCGCTGTTACCAAGAAGTTGTCGCTGACAAATCTAAAAGCGTTTTTGAAAACGTACTTTGACACGATATATACAACAGCGGCGGCGGTTACAAGCTATGTGTCTGGTCTGATCGGAAGTACGATTCAAGCCTACGACGCTGACACTGCCAAGACGGATGTAGCGCAGACCTTCACTCTTCCGCAACGAGGCGCCATCACCACGGACAACGACGGCAGCTTTGATCAATCTGCCGCTAACAACTTCTTCTGCACCCCTTCTGGCGCGGCAGCACTCACCTTCACCAATCACACAGCAGGACAGTCTGGCCTCATCCTGTTTGTGAATGGTAGCAACTACGCTATTACCGCAGCGGCCACTACATACATTGCTGCTGCTGACCTTGCAAGGCTGAGCGTAACTGGAACCTATCTCATCGCCTATCTCGACAACGGCACGAATGCCTATTGCACCGTAACCGCTGACCTCACTTCGGAGGGTGTGTAATGAGCGTCCTACCTGTAGGCTTCGGTAGCAGTGGCGGCATCGATGTTGGTGACATCGGGCATAGTTTGCGGCTGCGTGCGGCGGCGAGCGCGTATTTTTCGCGGACTCCCGCTAGTGCCGGAAATAGCAAGACTTGGACGTTCAGCGTTCGGGGGAAGCGCGGTACTCTTGGCGCAGGGGCACAAGCTATTTTGTCCGCTGGCCCCGGATCGAATACCGACTTTGGAATTATCTCTTTTGATTATTCGGGCTACGCGGATAAAATATGTGTTATTGACTATCCCGGTGGTGGCTCTGTTGATCTACGCTCAACGCGGGTATGCAGAGATACGTCAGGACATTATCATTTAGTTGTTACTATTGATACTACTCAGGCGACGGCAGCGGATAGGGTAAAAATATGGTGGAACAATGAGCAGATTACTGCGTTCGATTCTGCCACCTACCCTTCGCTGAATGCGGATACTAGGTTTAATTCCACGTCTATGCACTATATAGGGGCGGGGCGGTATCTAGCCACGTCGAGTTACTACGACGGCCTCCTATCCGACGTCCACTTCGTCGACGGTCAAGCCCTCACCCCTTCCAGCTTCGGCGAGCAAAACGCCGATGGTGTGTGGGTGCCGAAACCCTACACCGGAACGTACGGCGCAAACGGGTTCAAGCTCGACTTCGCTGATGCCGCTGTAACTTCAGGCAGCAATGCAGGACTTGGCAAAGACACGTCAGGCAACGGCAACTACTGGAACACCAACAACATCAGTGTGACCGCTGGTGTGACCTATGATTCGATGGTCGATACGCCGACGAATAACTATGCAACACTGAATCCGCTCGATCTGGTTTCTGGCGGAACTGCTTACGTGACCAGCGGAGCGAACCTTGACATCACTACCGCCGCGACCTATGCGGCACGCTCGACTATCTGGCCCACGTCCGGAAAGGTTTGGGCTGAGTACACCATGACATCATCCGGGACGGCAAACGGAACGGTGCTTGGCGTCGGGAGGGTGGATGCAAATATTGCCTCCGGTACTGGAACCTACACGACCTACCGGATGAACGGAAACAAGGAGGTCAATGGCACGGGATCGGCTTACGGAGCGACATTCACGAACACCGATGTAATCGGTATCGCGTGGGATGTTTCTGCGGGAACCATCGAGTTCTATAAACAGACGAGTGGCAGTGGTTCATTCACGTCGCAAGGGCAGCTAACCGGCATTTCAACGGCTGGCGACGTTACATTGCTCTGCCGTACCGCAAACAGCGGATCGTGGAATTTCGGCCAGCGCCCGTTCAACAACTCCAGCATCCCATCTGGCTATGTCGGCCTCTGCACCGCCAACCTGCCTGCGGTGGCGATCACGAATCCGAAGAAGCATTTCAACGCCAAAACACGCACGGGCACGGCGGCGACATTCAGCGTTACCGGCGAGCTATTCCAGCCGGGTATGGTCTGGACCAAGGGCCGCAGCGGGGCGACGGATCACGCAATCTACGATGCTGTGCGTGGTGTGGAAAAACGTCTGGAGACGAACAACACCGACGCCGAGGTCACGGGTGACACCACGGGCCTGACGGCCTTCAACTCGGACGGTTTCACGGGTGGCGCGCTTGCGCAGATCAACACCAACGCGGCGACCTATGTCGATTGGATGTGGAAGGCCAATGGTGCCGGCGCAAGCAACACGGCAGGCTCGATCACGTCTTCGGTCAGCGCAAACCAGGCAGCGGGATTCTCGGTCGTCACCTACACCGGCACGGGTGCAAATGCGACAGTTGGTCATGGACTTGGAATCGCGCCGAAGATGATCATCGTGAAAAACAGGGACGTATCAACAAATTGGCCTGTGTATCACGCTTCGATGACGAGTGCAGCCTACGAAAGTTATCTTAACTTAACATACGGTGAGGCTAGTTCGCCAACTAGCTGGAATAGCACTGCGCCAACATCATCAGTATTTTCCATCGGTAGTCCAAGCTCGCTAGTTAATTCAAGCAGCGTTAAATATGTCGCTTATTGCTTCGCTGAGGTCCCAGGCTACAGCAAGTTCGGCACTTACTCGGCTACGGGATCAGGTGCCGACCAAACCTTTATCT